AGTAATGCCTTCATCACCTTTTTCAACACGAAAAATCGCATCCAATTTTTGTTCAAAAGTAATTCTTGCCATAAAAAAAGCACCTCCAAATGTTAGATTTGTGTCTAACAATTGGGGTGCAGTTCACTTCATAGAAAGTGGTTTTTTAGTGTCCACAAATAGCAACGTATTCTTTGAAACAATTTACGATTTTACACTCAATACAGAAGGTAAAGGAACAGTCGAAATTGTAGCATTAGATGTTGGGGCTATTGGTAATGTAGGAGCAAATACAATTACAGAAATAGTGAATCCTGATGCCGATGTTATCAGTGTAAATAATCCATTAAAAACTAGTGGTGGCCGTGAAAAAGAAACGGATGTCGAAGCTCGAGAAAGAGCTGATATTACTGTAGAAGGTATTGGTTCAGCTACAACAGCGGTAATACGTACAAATCTATTGAAAATTTCTAGCATTCGAGCAGCAAAGGTAATTGAAAATTTTAAAGATGAAATAGACCAATATGGTACGCCGCCTAGGTCCATTCAAGCATTCGTTTTAGGTGGCAGCGATGAAGAAGTATCTAAAGCGATTCATGAAAAGAAAGCTGGAGGGATACAACCTTACGGAACAACTTATGTAGATGTACTTGATTTAAGTGGTGATGTAAAACAAATCGGATTCACTAGGGCAAAAGAGGTAAATATTTCTATAAAAGTAAATGTCACAACCAATACATCATTTACATTTGACGGCGTTAATCAAATCAAAACGGCACTGATTAGATATGTTGGAGGTACAGATTCTAACAACAATGCTTACTCAGGTTTAAACATGGGTGAGGATGTGGTAGTAGCTCGCCTGAATGCTATAACTTTTAGTGTAGATGGGATTGAAGATGTAAAGGTAGAGGTTTCAAAAGATGGTGTGAAATACGATGATTCAAACGTAGTAATAGCTTTACAAGAAGTTGCTCAGACGCATTTCAAAGACATAGAGGTGATACTCCATGTTTAGTACAAAATCAATTGTAAAACGATTTTCCGATTACTTTGACAAGACACCGGATTCTAATATTTCTAAGTTGATGAGTATCTTTTCTGCAGAAGCGCAAAAAATAAAAGAAACGAATGATCGTATAAGACAATGGAGAAACATTGATGACGCTGAAGGTGTTGGTCTTGATTTGATTGGGCAAAATGTGAATCAGTCTCGTGGTGTTGCAAATGATGAAGTATATAGGATCTTATTAAAGTCTAAAATAGCCCGGAATTTAAGTGACGGAACAATTGATATGATAATTCAGGTCCTAGCTATAGCGTTATCTATTGACCCTAAAATGATAAAAATTAAAGAGAAGTGGAATGATCAGGAAGAACCAGAACCAGCAGCTATCAAGGTTATTGAGCTCCCTTTAACAAAGTTAAATGAGGCAGGTTTAGACCCAACGAATTTTGTGCGAATAGTACAACGTACAGTGGCGGCTGGTGTAAAAGTTGGCGTAATTGAGCTTACAGGGACATTTGAGTTTGGTGATCTAACTAACTCTATTGATAACACAAAAGGCTTTGGTGACATCAACGACGATACCATTGGAGGTTACCTTGGTGCAGCTTATGCGCCTAGTCAAGATAACGAATTACCGATATAGGAGGAATAAAGATGCCAGAACAATTACCAGAGTGGAATGCAACTGGTGTTGAACCGCCACAGTCTTTGAAAGATAGTGGTTGGCAACCAGGTATGAAACCATCTGCACAGCATATGAACTGGTTATTAAACAGAGCTTTTAAATGTATTGAGGAATTACAGCAAGCTGGTGTGAATGTTGACGATTTAACTCAAGCTGTAGCAGCATAAGCTAGCGTTATTTTTTTTGTCTGAATTAAGAGGTAAACACCCCCTTTTGTCGAAATAATTAAGAATGAAAGGGGATGTTAATAATGGTAGAAGTAAATTATAGAGACTTGCAGATTCATAGAGATGGTTCGGTGATATGTGATGAAAAGTTTGATGAGGATATGTCAGAGGAAGAAATTACGAAAATCTTCAAACCTTTAGTAACAAACTATTTGGGACATTCGAAATTTAGAATTAACAGTGTAAGTGAAATTTGATATCTAGCCTTCCACGCTACAAAGTGGAGGGCTTTTATTATGAGCTATGAGAGCAATCGAGATGGGCAACGGTACACCATACTGAATCTCGATGCTTCTCATGACTTTTTATTTTAAATAGGTCAAAGGATTGGTGATGCAATGGATATGGTATCCGTAGTAACAGCAGCAAGTCATATAGCAAATTCACAGGTCGTGTGGTCAATCTTGTGTATTTGCTTAGTCATTTATGTATTTTTGAATTCTAATAAGCGAGAAGAACGATTGCTAAAAAATTTAGAAAGATTAACAGCAGCACAAGGAAAACAAGCCAATACAATGGGGGATATCAGCAAAAGCTTAACGTCACTTGAGGGTCGTATGGATCGCATGGAAAAACACATATTTTAGGAGGAACTATACATGAAAATCAACTGGAAAGTACGTTTAAAACACAAACCATTTTTAGTGGGAGCATTTGCATTGATGCTACTAATCATTCAACAAATCGGGGCTCTATTTGGCTACGACACAACGATTTATAACGAGCGAGTTACAGAGTTATTTAACACTGTGCTCGCTTTTTTAGTTCTGATTGGTGTGGTTGTTGATCCTACTACTCCAGGTACAAATGATAGCGAAAGAGCCATGGGATATGACCGAAAGGGTGATGAATAATGGTGTTAATCAGACGACATTTAGTATCTGTAGCCGTTGCTATTAAAGTAACAGGAGGACGTAAAAACAGTCGTAAAAAAGTATGTATCCATGAAACTGACAATATCAAGAAAGGTAGTGGAGCAGACAACCATGCAAGATTGCAAGCTAATGGCAATAGTCGTCAAGCAAGTTGGCATTGGTCTGTGGATGACAAAGAAGCTGTACAATCATTTACTCACGATTGGCAATGTTGGGCGGCAGGTAGTACACAAGGGAATAACGAAGCAATCCAAGTTGAAATGTGTGTAAATAGTGATGGTGACTATGTTAGAACTATACAAAATACAGCAGCATTAGTTGCAAGAATTTTAAAAGAAGAAAAACTAACAATCAATGATGTTGTGCAACACAACTATTACAGTGGAAAAAATTGTCCTAGCAAGATGCGTTCCTCAAGCGCACCTATTCCGTGGAGCAGTTTTTTACAAATGGTTAAAGCAAATATGCAACCTAAACCTCCAAATAATATTACAAAGGATGATGACATAATGAAATTTACTAATGAAACACTTAGAGTTGCGGTACGTGATTACATCAATCAGGCGGTTGATAAAAAGATTATTGATAAGTCGCACCTAGACAAATTCGACGCTGATACATTAACTGGCGGAGATTTCGAAGGACTAAAAATTATCATTGCACAACGTACAAAATAA